TGTAAAATAATTTTATATAAAGGAATGGTAAAAATATTTTACCATTCCCTAAATATATGTTTATTCAGTTGTATAGTTACCGTATGCAAATGCAATGTTACGAGCAGTCTTAAAGTCAAAGTATGCGTTGATTACAAGACGTACACAACCTTTTGTTGCTTGTGTGTATGGGTCAACAGTAATTTCGATATTACCCCAAGAACCGATAATCAAATTGCTAAAGTTACCATATATGAACTTATTTTCAGCAACGTTAGTAGTAACATATGTAGGTACACCATCCATCTCACCAGCTTCATAGACAAAACCTGAGTTGTTAGTCCCCTTGATCATTGAACGGAATCCAGCCTTTGCCTTAGGATTCATGACGTACTTCATTTCACCATAGACGTTATTGCTTTCAACTTCAGCTTCAAGATCACATACACCTTTGAAGTCAGTTACATCAGTTGGAGTAACATTATAGAACAACCCGCTGGGTTGTTCAGTTGTACCAGCTGCATTACCAAACAATGTTGCTTCAAGTTTAGCATTCAATGCATTGACAAGATCTCTACGAATTGCTGCTTCAACTCCAATAGTATCTTCTGCGATAAGCTGCTTTGAGATGTCAATATAAGAAGAAAGACGTTTTGGAGATAACTTGACAGTTGTAAATGTATTGCCAGTTTCATCAGCATCAGCTGTCTCACCTTCCCATTTTACAGTTGAACCACTCATTATAGGAATTTGTACATCACCCATAGGAAGTCCTGAATACCAACGAGCACCAAGTTGTGTAAGTACTGAATTTGCGTATAATGGTTCAAGTATACCTTCAATTTCTGTTTCAACTACTGAATCATGTACACCATTTTCACCAGTTACTTGGACTGCACGAGTTTCAGCATTGACAATAAGTGTCTTTTCGTTATTGTCTATTGCATTTCTGATTTCTTTTACTAAAGATAATTTCTTAGTCATTTTTTTATTATCAAATATATTTGAGTTTCTGTTTTCTTTGCTTTCATTTAGCTTTTCTGCTTTTCTTTGTTCTGCTTCATCAATTGCAGCAATCTGATTCTTATAGTCTGTTACTTGAGCTCTGATGTCTGCAAGTTCAGTATTTTCATTATCATTGAGTTCCCTTGTTTCTTCTTTTGCAGAATTGATAATTTCATTTGCTCTTTCATTCAATTCTGTTATCTTTTCTTTGATTTCTAATATTGTCATATTTTGCATAATTGGTTTATTTCATCTTGAGTAGATTCAAGTTTAGCAAGTATTTGTGCTTTCTTTTCTTCCTCTTGTTGCTTGAATTCCTCTAATGAACGCAATGCAACTTCTGTAGAAGAATAAGCAGGAGCAACATCTAAAATTGAACATTCAACCAACTTATCAATAGATAATATTGTCCTGGTATATGTACCATCTAAGTTTTGTTCCCAGTTGTCTTCTCCAACATAGAATCCAAATGATACTGCATCGATTTCGTTTCGTTTCAGTCCTTCATATACCATTTTACCAAAAGCTGTATCAGGTAATTGACATTCAAAATGCAAGCCATCATCTTCAATTGAAAGTTGTAATGTACCTACTCCATATTTTGAACGACCTAATGAACCAAATGATGGGTCATGGTCATATAACAGACGAACATCGTTATTCAATATTAGTTGGTCATTTACAGCAGATGGTGATATGATTTCATAAAAGTCACCAAGCAATGCAGAACGACTATTGGTTGGGATTGCTAGACCTGATATTACCTTGTCTTCTGATATAGTTGATGTAAGTTCAAATGATCTATATTCAATTTTGTTCGTTTTCATCATCATCTTTCTTTTTTGTATTTGTCTTGTTGTCCTCAATCTTAGTATAAGCAATGATCAAATCATCTCCACCTTCTACTGCAGGCAATCCAAGTTCGGCTCTTGCCTCATTTTGCGTCATAATACCGCGTGATACTAAGTTGGTTACAGTATTTGCTTGTTTTTCTTTGTCAATTGAAATGATAAAGTTTTCATCTAAGTCAATCCTTATACTGTTTTTCTTACTGGGCATTATAAGCTTCTTGTTAAGTTCCTCCTCTATCATGATCAAATATGGTTGAAGTGTATGGTTAAGATATTCCTTTTGTGTCTCACTGATTGTACCGTATTGTGAATGAGAGAGGTCACCAAGCAATATAGGTGAAATGTTAAACCATCTAGCAATTTCCTGTAGGTTATACATACGGGTATCAATCAATGCAGCATCTTTAGCATTAGTAGACAATTGAGTAAACTTCATATCAGCTGGAAGTATGATAGTTGAAGTTCCGTGTTGTGATCTTGCTTCATCCCATGCTTTCCTTATTTCTTGTACTTGCTTTTTGTTTGTTGGAACAGCTGGATTAGTACTATTTGGTGTAAGTATACCATGTACTGAACCACCTGACTTCATGTATTCGGATGTTGCATATTCGGTATTTTCAGCTATATCAATTGTCTTTCTTGCGTACCAGGGAATACCATAGCCAACTAAACCATCGGTTGAATGCATCTTGAAATGGATCATATCATCCATTGTTATATATCGACTTGATATGTTGCTACACAAATAATAAAGCTTGTTTTCTTCTGTATTCTTGAACATTGTAACTTCATTATATGGGACATATCTGAGAGTTATAGGTTTGCCAGTTTCTGGATTACGCATTATATATAAGAACCCATTACCATGAAGCAACACATCTCGTATTGAGTTCTTCATTGACATAAACTTATCAACAGTAGCGTAATCGAATAAGTGATAAAGATAATATGAATGGTCCAATTCATCTCCCATCTTACTTAAGAATTTCCATGGAAGTATAGCGCATGAATTGGATATGATATTAATGGCAGCAAACAATGGAGACAATGCATAGGCATCATATTGCTTATGACGCTTTATAGCATTAGACAATCCTGCACTATTATCATCTGTTTGCTGTGTATCTAGTGATCTTACTTCTGTTTTTTTGTTCTTAAAAAAACTAAACAATTTCATTGCAATGTAATATGTAGTAGTATTTATATTGATTTAAAATAGTTATTATTAAATAATAATAAACAAAATTCGATGAAAAGATTAAGATTTTATGCATTTTTTTCACATAAATGTTTAAATTCCAATTATTTATAATCATTTGTGTCTTATTTTGATGATTCTTTGATTTGTACTACCCCTAAATGGTGTATGTGCAACATCTCTTAGTTCTTCTTTGTATTCACCTTCAACTATAACATCACACATATCACATACTTGTTTTTCTAATGAGTTGGTTTCCAAACACTTATACTCATCACCACAATATAGCCAAATGTTCTTTGATGGGTAGTTTGTACGTAACCAGTTGATTATCTCCATTTCTGACCTAAGTGCATCATCATCTTGCCTTATAGGGTCACCACCAGAAAATGTCAATCCTTCAACGTAATCTCTGGATAGCCAGTTTGAAAGTTTGGTATATATTTCATCTTTATGGTCATTGAATATTGTACCTTGATTGTAGTCCCATGTCCAAGAATTATGGCAACCTTTGCAATGATGGTTGCATCCGGCTACCCATAATGTTATCCTTATACCATTACCATTATTTATGTCTGGGGCTGTAATATCTAAAATTCGTAACATTTTTTCTTATATTATATAAAATTGAAAAAGGATCTATACCTCACGATATAGATCCTTAAGGAAAATAACTATGAAAAATTGATCGATCTACCATATTTTTTATGGATAAGTTACGTATGACTTAGGAATTGAATTATGAAAAAAGTGATATTTTAATATAGTCATACACAATCAATTTTTCAAACTAATTGGTTATTTTATTGGTCATTCAATACAACAACTTCTGTATTTGTTGACAATCCATTAAGGTCCATCCATAGCTTCATTGCTTGTATGAAGCAAATGATAGGGTCAATCTTTGCATAAGGTGATGACTTAATTGGCTTACAGTTTTCATTCTCATCACGTTTGATAAGTACGTTGTTGAATGCCCATTTGATTATAGGGTTGTCATCTAATACGATTGTCTTACCTGATACAATACGTTGCTGGAATTCAGATGTTGGCTCTCCAAATGAACCAATTGATTGTGACACTGGCTTCATTGGTATGCCTTCTTTTGCACATTTGATACAAAGTTGTTTTGCATGCCATGGGTCATATGCCACTATACCAATGTTTATCTCTTTGTCTATGTCCATGATCTTCTTTACAACCCAGTCTATGTCTATACTATCTTCATCGATATATATCAGATGTCCTTGCTTTATCCAAGCTGCATAGATTTCTTTGTTTTGTGATTGTGTCAAGCCAGTCCTGCATATGAATGGCCATATCTTGAAATATAGCTTTCCACTACCATCATCTATAAGGCCACCTAAGCAACATAAGTCAGATCGTTCAGCTATATCAGCGCCTATGATAGCGTATGATGTCTCTTGGTCAAACTTTGTAACATCAACATGATGTGTTACAGCATTGATCTTTTCTGATGCTATCCATGTCTCAGATGACTGAACCCACATATTCAAGTTCTTTGTCTTGATTGATACTTCATTTGCTGGATTGTCGATAGCTGTCTTTATCTGTTTCCTTATGTACTCTAAGTCAACTGCACTACCTAATGATGGGATTGCTTTGATCCAGTTGGCTTCTTCTTTCCAGTCATCATCTTCGTCTAACTGGAATATTGCACTAAACCATGAGTCATCTTCTATGTTGCCTTCTAATATGTTCTTGTTCAGTTTCCAGAATGAGTAAAGTGGGTATTGTTCACCCACATGAAATCCGCATGTTGATATACCTATTGCTAATGGGTTCTTGAGTGATCCTTGTCCTGTCTTAAGAATGTTCCATATTTCAAAGTTCTTGTTCTCATGTATCTCATCTGATATGAAGTAAGATGCTCTACCATCAAGACGAGATGTATCAGATGAAAGTACATTGATATTAGCTCCAGTCTTAGGTATACGTATAGACGAACGATATGTCTTGAATATCAAATGGTTTGGGTCTAATGAATCTGCCTGGTCTTTACAATGGTTGAATGCTAATTGTGCTTGCTTACCTGAGTTTGCGATATAGTCAACATTTGGAGCTGGTACATCATCAACTAAAGCAATGCATAATGATATTGCTGCTGCTGTATATGACTTTCCTGTTTGTCTAGCCATCATCAACAGGACATTATTGATAACACGTCTATCTGAGTTGACATAATACCATCCAAAGATATTAGCAATAATGAACTGTTGGAATGGTAACAATATGAAGTGTTGTCCAGCCAAAAGTCCTTTCTTGAACTTGATGCGTTGGACGAACCTTATCATCTTGTCAACTAATTCGTATCTGAATTCTATGTCATCACGGTAATACCAAGAAATGTAACGTTCACATGATAGTTTGATCAGATGTCCAGCTACTATATTACCATGCAATACATCATTAGCATATCTTATATATATTTTTTCATCATCTATATTTGTCATTTATGTTTCTTTCAATTTTTATTTTAGAGATCAAAAACATCACGCAATGCCCTGTTTTTATTGGGAAAATAAACTATATTGGAACACTATACTAAGGGCATCAGATGTCATCCAGTGTATTGAGAGGATAGTTTTTGATTAGTACTATAAATTGATTTTTTATAGTATCAAGCTACCATTGCATTATACACATCATCGATTGTTGAAGATGGTGACAATGATGATAGTTTTTCGAGTTTCTTTTTGGTCACTACTGTCATACCAAGCTCACGCATGATTGTCAAGATCTTATCGTGTGTACCTTGTATTTGTACATACTCTGCTGACTTAGTCCTATTGTCACCTGTATGTTCGTTATTGCTACGATATTTGTCTTTGGCTTTGAAATAGATGTCAAGCTGAGTTGACAAAAGCTCTAATATGATGCGGAAATAGTTAGGGATTATCTTATATTGATGTTGTAGGTCTTCAAGTACACAATATAACATGTCTTTTACACGAGGATCATAATCGTTGAACATATCATTGATATTGTCTAGTGTAAG